ACCTTCCTCGCGGCGATGGAGAACATCACGACCGGCGAGGCCGCCAAGCGCCTCGACGAGCTCGCCGGGGTCGTGCGCGAGGCACCGAAGGCCCGCAAGAAGGCCGCGAAGGTCAAGGCAGCGGCCGACGCCCCGGCCTACGGGGTCGAGGTCTACGCGAAGGACAAGGGCCTCGACGCCGAGAAGCTCAAGGCGTGGGGCCTGAAGGACTGGCGCAGCAAGATCGTCATCCCCTACCTCGGGCTCGACGGCGCCGTCGCCTGCACCCGCTTCCGCAACCCGCCCGGCTTCACGACGCCCGACGGGAAGGAGCAGCGATTCTCGTGGAAGAGCGGCAGCGCCGGGAAGATCATCCCCTACGGGATCTGGAGGTTGAAGGAGTGGGCGGCCGACTGCGATCTCGTGCTCGTCGAGGGAGAGAGCGACTGCCACGCGCTATGGGAGCTCGGGATCGCGGCCCTCGGGATACCCGGCGCCAGCTACTTCCGACCCGACTGGACGAGCTTCGTCGAGGGTCATCCCGTCTTCATCCACGACGAGCAGAACGCGCCCGACGCCAACGGGATCAGCGGATCTATCACGTTCATCGCTCATACGAGCGCCTCCCTTGCAGCGGCCAGCTTCGCGAACCCGGTCAAGGTGTTCGCGACCCCCGGCGAGCTGAAGGATCCGTCCGACCTCTATCGTACCCACGGAGTCAATGCGGCCAACATGATCGCCGAGGCCATGAGAGGCGCTAGAAGCCTCGATCTGGCCGAAGTGGCTCAGACACCCACGCCCACCCGTCTCCTCGACGAGCGCGGGCTCAGGTGCCCTCGTGGGTGGGTCTGCGACTCGGCAGGGATCAGGAAGTACGACGAGCAGACCGAGACCACGCGCACGATCACCGCGACGCCGATCATCCTCTCGGGCAGGATCGTCGAGGCTTCTGGCGGCTCGGAGAAGGTGCGCCTCGCCTTCTTGAGGGGAGGCCGCTGGATCGAGACGATCACGGAGCGCGAGCTCGCCTTCTCATCTCGCGGGATCCTGAGCGTGCTGGCGCCCCTCGGATGCCAGATCACGAGCGAGGACGCGAAGCTCGTCGTCAAGTGGCTCGGAGCCCTTGAGGCCGCGAACATGGAGAGCGTGCCGGTCGTCGTCTCGGCCCGGCGGCTCGGATGGTGCGGGAAGGCCTTCATGCCGACCAACACCGACGGGATCATGCTCGATATGCCCCACGGGACGGAGGACATCATCAGCGCCTTCGAGACGCGGGGATCGGCCTCTGAGTGGTACGCCTCGATGCAGGAGAACCGGCAGGCCTCGCCCGTCTTCCGCTTCGTCTTCGCGGCAGGGCTCGCCCCGGCGCTGCTACGCGCCACGAACGGCCGAGTCTTCTTCGTCTACAACTGGGGAAGCTCGCGAGGCGGGAAGACTGCCGCGATCAAGGCGGCGATGAGCGCATGGGGAGACCCCGCGACCCTGATGACGACCTTCAACGCGACGGCGGTCGGCCTTGAGAGGCGGGCCGGGATCTTCCGCGATCTGCCGCTCGGGATCGACGAGAGGCAGGCGGCAGGAGGCGGGCAGGACTGGATCAACTCGCTCGTCTACTCGATCAGCTCGGGCACCGGGCGCGTCAGAGGAGCTCGTGACGGGGGCCTTCAGGAGCAGCACCATTGGCGAACCATCGCCATCGCGACAGGCGAGGAGCCGCTCTCGGGCTCCACGTCGAAGACCGGCGTCTCGACCCGCGTGCTCGAAGTCTACGGGAGCCCCTTCGCCTCTGAGGATCAGGCGGCAGCGATGCACCGGCTCACGAGTGAGACCTACGGGCACGCCGGGCCCGCGTTCATCGAGGAGCTCCTCAAGCTCGGAGACGATCAGGTGCTCTGCCTGCACGAGATGATGCTCAAGCGCCTCGAAGCTCATGGGGATCTCTACGCCAGCTCCCACCTCTCAGGGATGGCGACCGTGCTGGCGGCCGATGTCATCATCTCGACCGCCTTCTACGGGCAGGATCTCGACGAGGCCATGAAGGAGGCGACCTCTCTCGGGGTCAGCGTGCTCAGCCGAGTCGAGGTGAGCAAGGCGGGAGATGTCGACGAGTCGGCGATCCTGTTCATCGAAGACTGGCTCGCCGAGAACGCGGCGAAGTTCACGTCGACCGGCTTCAGCTCGCAGATCTACGGAGAGCGCCGGGGCTCGGCGTGGCTCATCTACCCGAACCCGCTCAGGATTGCCCTAGAGGCTCAGGGCTTCAGCTATCGCAAGACGCTCCGGGCCCTCGAAGTGAGGGGAGCGGTCAAGACTGGCGCCGACGGGGGCGCTACGACCTCTCAGCGCGTCTACAACGAGCAGAAGCGCGTGGTCTGGATCGACGGGACGAAGCTCGACAAGGATCCCGGCTCTCAGAGCACCATCGAGGCGCTCGCCGAGGAGGCCTTCTAGTGTGCCATCCGAAGAGCGATCACCTGATCGTTGAGATGCTTGAGGCCGGGAGGATCCGCGTCGACGGCTCAGGCCTCGGAACGGTCTACATCAGAGACGAGCGCACCGGGATCTATGCGCCTATCGCCGAGCAGGTGCAGCAGGCAGGGAAGCGACCGAGGGCGGCCGAGTACCGCAGATGCGTCGTCAGGTGGCGGGGAGTCTGCCGCACGCTGAGGATCAACCGGGTCGTCTATGTCGCCCTGCACGGCCCGACCCCTTGCGAGATCGACCACGTCAACGAGAACACGCTCGACTGCGGAGCGGCGAATCTACAAGGCCTCACGAGGTTCGAGAACGAGGCCAAGAAGCGCGAGGCCGCATGGTGGCAGAGATGTCACGGGCCCGAGGAAGTGATGAGCGATGCCTCGCCCTTCTGACGCTTCCCGTTACTGTTATCAACGAGCGTTATCCCTAGACGGTATCAACAAAGTACACCTGACCTGCTCTACTTCTACTTGATAACGTCAATAACGGAGAATCTAGAGCTACCCTCCCGTGTACGCAGGCGCACGCACATACACGCGCACACGCGCCCGCACCCGCCCGCCTGCGCCTGACCTTTCGCCGGATCCCCGCGTTATCGAGCAAAGAGAAGTAGCAAAGAGGCCCTGAGCAGGGTCGTGTGATAGCATCATGGTGTCTCAGGTGATTGATGTTACACACCGATGAAGGAGGAGCGAAGTGTCGAATCTGAAGCGAATCGGAGAGCCGGGAGAAGCCTTGCCGAGCCCTCAATACGGCTCGGCCACCGGCTACGGGAAGCGGCAGAAGCAGGTGAGCGAGTTCCTCGCGCTCGACGAGAGCGTCAGATGGGCCGAGGTGAGCACGGACGGATGCAGGAGCTCGAACGCCTGCTTCACCTCGCTCAAGCACGCGATCCTGCGGGCAGGAGTGGAGGGTGATGTTCATCCCGAGGTCAGGCAGAAGCGCGTTTACCTCGTTCGGGGGCCCGCGCCTGAGTCCGACGGGAGAGGCAACAAAGAGGGGAAGCGAGCCCGATGATCTACGCGGAGGGAGAGGCCTACCACGAGGAGCATCGGCTCAAGTACGCGACCCTCTTGGGGAGGATCGTGAAGGCGCGAGAGCTCAGCGATGAGGAGCGGGCCCCTCACGAGCAGCTCTATCAGAGGCTCTTGCGTGACTGCGCCAGCGAGCGCGTGAAGGCCACGAGCCCGTGGATCGACGTGGTCTCAGACGCCCCGGTCGCGTGGGATGACCCCCGGCTCGCTCAAGCGGATTCATCCTTCGGGACGGTCGAGAGCGTAGCCATCGACATCGTCGATACGCTGATGGCCCTGAGGCTTGCGGAGAGCCCCGAGGAGCTCATGGCGGCGATGGGCGCGGCCCTCGTTCGCGACTCCTCTAAAACCGCGCTCACGGGCGACTGCGAGCACGACTTCAAGCGAGGCGTCTGCGTGGCCTGCGGGATCAACAAGAAGCAGCTCGACTATGAGAGGACGGGACGATGAAGGAGAGCACGACGCACGAGGATCAGATCAAGGCGGTCATCGACAAGGGCCTCGCCGGGATCCGCGACATCGCTCGCACGATGGTCGCCGGGGGCCTGAAGAACCTCTCCCGACGTGACCTTGAGAAGTTCGTTCGCTACGTCGCCTTCTCAGGCGATCCCGTGCCCGCCCTCAGGGCGACGTGGCTCAGCCGGTTCAAGGCGTGGATCAAGCGATGAGCAGGTCACGGATCTCAGGGCACGAGTCGGCGCTGATGTCGCTTGAGCTCGTCGTCGAGCTGATGAAGAGCAGCCCCCGGCCCTCGCACCTATCAAGGCAGCAGCACCGGGCGCTGATTCGGTCGCTGGAAGAGAGGGTCAGGCGCGAGCCTGCGTCCCTGAAGGAGGTGAGCTAGGTGGCAACGAAGGCCGAGACCTTGATCGTCAAGGCGATCCTCACGACTGCTCGGGGCGTGCCGGGGATCTGGATCGAGAAGATCCACGGGGGCCCGTATCAGAGCGCCGGGATCCCTGATCTCCTCGGGTCATACGAGGGCAGCTTCTTCGGTGTCGAGGTCAAGGTGCCCGGTCAGAACACGACGGCGCTGCAAGCTCTCACGATTCGACGTATCATCGCAGCAGGTGGCAGGGCAGGCGTCGCCACGAACGTCGACGAGGCGCTTGCGATCATCACCGGGAGGTAGCGCGTGGCACGACCCTCGACATACAAGCCCGAGATCCACGACATCGCGGCCGCGTCGACCTCTATCGAAGGGGCGACGTGGGCCGCTATCGCTTCGGCGTGCGGAGTAGGGCTCACGACGGTCAAGGAGTGGGGCGGGGCCGTGAAGGACAAGCCCGGCCATCCCTCCTTCATGCAAGCGGTCGAGACTGCGAAGGCGAAGGCGAACGATCACACAAAGAGCTCGCTCTTCCTGAACGCCAACGGGCAGACGACCACGACGAAGACGAAGACGAAGACCGTGACCTTCGAGCGCGTGCTCCCTCCGAAGAACGCGAGGCAGCTCAAGAAGCTCGAAGAGGGCGGCTTCATCGACAAGGAGGGCCTGATCCTCGTGCAGAAGAGCGTCGAGACAGAGAGCGAGGTCTTGACGCAGCACAAGGGCGAGACGGGCGCTCAGGTCTTCTGGCTCTGCAACAGGCAGCCCGACAAGTGGCAGCACGTTCAGAAGATCGAGGGCACGGGGGCGAATGGCGCGATCCCGATCAGGATCGTCGACGACGTACCGGCCAACGACTGATGCCCGTCGCTGAGACGCAGGACATCAGGATCACGGAGGTCATCGCCCCGTCCTTCTGGAAGGCGCACAACGCGATCAAGGCCGGGGGCGTGAGTCGCGAGGGCGTCTTCTACCCGAAGACTCACTTCTGGCTCAAGGGCGGCAGGGGCTCTACGAAGAGCTCGTTCGCCGGGATCGAGGCCGTGCTCGCGATCAAGCGCAACCCGGCCCTCAACGTCGTCATCCTCCGCAAGGTCGCCGACACGATGCGCGACTCGGTCTACGCTCAGGTGGTATGGGCCATCGGGATCCTCGGGCTAGGCGACGAGTTCAAGATGAGCGTCTCGCCGATGGAGATCGTCTACCGCCCGACCGGGCAGCGGATCCTCTTCAGGGGCCTCGACAAGGCAGAGAAGCTCAAGAGCCTCAAGGTCGCGGTCGGCTACGTCGGCTTCATATGGTTCGAGGAGGTCGACCAGCTCGGCGGGATGCGCGAGATCCGCTCCGTCTTGCAGTCGCTCATGCGCGGCGGGGATCGCTTCACGGTCGTCTACAGCTACAACCCGCCCAAGAGCCGCGACTCGTGGGTCAACCGGGAGACGATCAAGAAGCGGCCCGATAGGATCATTCACTCGTCGACCTATCTCGATGTCCCTCGGGAGTGGCTCGGGGAGGCGTTCATCACCGAGGCCGAGGAGCTACTTCGCACCGAGGGCAAGACCGAGCGCGACATCGAGCGCGACTCGAAGGCCTACGCTCACGAGTACCTCGGCGACGTGACCGGCACGGGCGGGGCCGTCTTCGAGAACGTCACGGTCAAGGAGCTCATCGAGGACGAGGTCACGGAGTTCGACCACGTTCACAACGGCGTCGACTTCGGATGGTTCCCTGATCCGTGGGGCTTCTGGCGCTGCCACTTCGACTCGACCCGGCGCACGCTCTACGTCTTCGACGAGGCCGTCGAGCTCAGGGCGACCAACGAGCGCACGGCCGAGATCATTCACGAGCATCTCACCCTCACTCGGGACGGCGTGAAGATCGAGCAGCGCGATCTAGTGATCTGCGACTCCGCTGAGCCCAAGAGCATCGCCGACTACCGCGACCGGGGGATCGACGCCCGGCCCGTGGCGAAGGGGCAGGGCTCGGTCGAGTACGGCGTGAAGTGGCTACAATCGCTCAGGGAGATCGTCATCGACCCGGTCAGGTGCCCGATGGCGGCCGAGGAGTTCACGCTCGCCGAGTACGAGCAGACCCGAGACGGCGAATACACGACCTCCCTGCCCGACAGGAACAATCACTCAATCGACGGTGTAAGGTACGCTATGAGCAGCGCGATCAACCGAAGGCAGTAGAGAGAGGGCCCGACGTGCGAGCTACCCCGACGATCACCCAAGTCATCGAGGCCATCGGAGCCCCCAAGAGCGCCGAGCATTGGGCGAAGAACATCGCTCGATGGTCGTACCTGTTCGCCTGCCGACGCCCTGAGCTCACCATCGAGCTCGTCGACGGGCAGCACAAGAGGCGCCGTCGCTCGCTCGGGATGGCGAAGCGCGTGGCCGAGGATTGGTCGGGCTTCTTGTGGACTGAGAACGCGAGCGTCGAGGCGGGCGGCGACAAGGAACAGGCCTATCTCGACACGATCTTCGGCGACGACTTCACGGAGCGGATCGCTCAGGACATCGAGGTCAGCTTCGCAAAGGGCACCGGGGCCATCGAGATCCTGCTCGAAGGGCTCACGATGAACCTCGACACGGGGGCCCTGATCCTCGGATCTGGCGGGGAGATCGACCTCGGCTTCGTCCCGGCTGAGTGCATCATCCCGATCTCGTGGAATCGCGGCGAGATCGAGGAGGTCGCCTTCGTCTCGTGGTGCGGCGGGGAGATCGAGGTACGCGAGCACCGGGGCGACCACGATCTACGCACGATCACGAACAGGCGCTTCAAGTGCGCCGACGAGAGCGGGATCGGCAAGCTCACGGAGATCGACCTCGCGCCGGGCGTCGTGCCCTACATGGAGCTCGTCGACGCGCCTGCGATGTTTTGCATCATCTCGCCCGCGATCACGAACAACATCGACCCCGAGAGCCCCTTCGGGATCTCGATCTTCGCGAACGCCGAGGATCACCTCGACACGGCCGACACCGCCTTCGACAACTTCGGGGAGGATATGCGCCTCGGCGGGAAGATGGTCTTCATCCCCGACACGATGCTCCGCAAGGACAAGGCCACGAAGCAGGTCATCTACCCGCAGGCCGACAAGCAGAACCTCTTCATCGCGGTCGAGAACGCGACCGGCGAGGACGGGCAGAAGATCCACGAATACAACCCGAGCCTCAGGGTCGACGACAACAAGGCGGCCGTCGAGTTCGCCCTCTCGATGATCGGCTTCTTCTGCGGGATGGGCGAGGATCGCTACACCTTCACCGGGGGCGGCGTGAAGACCGCGACCGAAGTGATCGCAGAGAACAGCGACCTCTTCCGCAACAGGAAGAAGCACCTCCTGAAGCTGAGCTCGTCGCTGAGCAAGCTGGCGACCGGCGTGCTCTACGCGGCTCAGCAGTTCCTCGGGGAGAGCGTTGACCCGAGCGTCGAGATCTCGATCAACAGCGACGACAGCGTCATCGAGGACGACGGCGCCCGTGAGGCCCGAGGCCTGAAGCTCGTGGGCGCTGGCGTCTTGAGCGAGCGCACCTTCCTCATCGACTACCGGGGCTACACCGAGCTCGACGCCGACGCTGAGATCGCACGGATCCGCGAGGGAACAGCGGCGACGCCCCTGTTCGCGGGGTAGGCCGTGGCGCTCACGCAGTACGAGATCGACCACCTCGCCGACGCGGCCATCGAGTCGTTCAACACGCTCGAGGACACGATGAGAGGGAAGGCCGGGTCGGCCCTGATCCGACTGACCTCGGCCGACGCTGAGACCCTCAAGAACGAGCTCGCCCTCGTCTCCCGTGGCAGCAGGCGCGAGATCGAGCGCACGATCACCGCCACGATCCAGAGGGCCGCAGAGGCCTCGCTCGCGAAAGACGAGGCGACCTACGCAGCAGCGCGGGCGGCGGGCCTGATCGCCCCCTACGCGCCGGTCGGCGAGAGCGCGGCCCTCAATGAGCTCCTCAGCAAGGGGATCGCGACCGCTCAGAACATGGCGAACATCGTCAGGACGAAGGCCGAGCAAGCGGTCTTGGCCGACTTCATAGACGCCCTCGACTCAGCGATGCTCGCGGTCGCCGTGCCCGATGGGATCGGGATCGAGGCGGCCACGCGGCAGGCCATCGCGAGCGTGATCCAGAAGACCCCGACCGTGACCTACGCTCAGGCCGACGGGTCGACAATGAATCAGGGTCTCTATGGCGCCGTGCGCCGGGCCGTGCAGACCGGGGCGAATCAGACGACCGCGAGGCTCACTCTCGCTCGGGCCGAGGAGCTCGGTGTCGCGACGTTCGAGGTCTCGGCGCATATGGGGGCCCGACCCGACCATGCGGAGTGGCAGGGCGGCGTCTACACGCTCGAAGAGCTTGAGACCGTCTGCGAGTACGGCGATGTCGTGGGCCTCTGCGGAGCCAACTGCCGCCACACCTTCTACCCCTTCATCTCTGGCGTGATGGAGCCGACCGATTGGTCGGAGATGGACGATCCGACCGGCGAGGCCTACGAGCTCTCTCAGCGGCAGAGGGCGTGCGAGCGGGCGATCCGTGGCTACAAGGGCCGGGAGGCGGCCTACTCGCAGGTCGTGAAGGACAGCGGCGACCCGCAGGTCAAGGCGTGGGCCGAGGATCAGCAGCTCAAGGCGAACGGGCTCAAGCGCAAGTGGCAGGACGAGGCCGACCGCGTCGCCGGGCTACGGGGTGGCGTCCGTCGTGGGGCCCGAGAGGTGGGGGCTCTGGCGCAGACCCCGCCCGTGAAGATCCCGACGTTCGCTCCCCCGGCGCCGGTCATCCCGCCAGCTCCCCCGGCCGCGTCAGCGCCCGCCCCGGCTCCTGCCCCCGTCCCGGCCTTCGTGGCGCCGGGCTCTACGCTCCCGCCTATCGACGAGACCATCAGCACGCAGAAGCTCATCGGCAGGCTCAAGGGTCAGGGCGTCGACATAAAGGGCCTCTCGTCGCTGACGCCCGAGGCGGCCCGCGACATCGCCCGAGGGATCGAGCGCGAGCTCGCGGCGGGCACGACGATCCCTCCGATCACCGTGAAGAAGGCGGCCGCGAAGTTCGCAGCGGCCCCGGCCTACGCCTCGACGACCATCGTCAACGGTCAGGCCACCTCGACGATCACGATCAACACCGCTTGCCGGTCGACCCTCGACGTGGCCTCCCGCGAGCGCATGGTCTCTACGGGATGGTGGGCCGGTGACTCGACCCTCGGGTCGCTGATCTCCCACGAGCTCGGTCACGTCGAACACTACGAGTCATTCGTCCCGACCGGCGTGCCGATAGGCTTCGCCCGACACAACATCGGGATCCCGAAGCTCGTGGGGATGGGCGGGACGCTCAACCCGAAGTGGACGGAGATCGAGGGCAAGGTCAGCACCTACGCGATGACGAATGGCACCGAGTTCGTCTCCGAGGTGAGGGCCGGGATCATGGCGGGCAAGACCTACGACGCCGAGGTGTGGGAGATCTTCTACAAGGCTTGGGGATCAGGGAAGAGGCCATCATGGATCAAGTAGAGACCGTCGATCATGGCACCGGGATCGCGTCGTGCCCGGCCTGCCGACACTACATCGGGGCGCTGACTTGCAAGGCCTTCCCGACCGGGATCCCCGACGGGATCGTCATGGGTCTCGACCCCCACACGACCCCTCACAAGGGCGATCACGGGGTCAGATTCGAGCCGATGCCCGAGGGGCAGAGGGCTCAGGAATAGGCCCGCGACGCGAGCCTCTGACCTGCGGCGATTCACCCTCTGGCAGGCTAGAAGATTCGGCGACCTACCGGGCCACTATTCGGATACCTCGCCTCTACGGGGCCCACAATGGCCCACAGGACTAAACGGCGACTTATGTATAGTTCGGCTTTCGGGGTCTCGACAGGCCTCGAATCTGCTATTCTGACCCCGTCGACGGCCGACGAATAACGCCGTGCGATCCCTCATCGCGGGAGCTGACTCGCGTCTAGAAACGAAGCTAGGGGATCGGTGGGAGCGACCGAAAAGGATGGCCCGAAGTGATCGACGACAAGGTCAAGGCGAGGATCCGCAAGCTGCTCGGCGAGGACAGCGATGTCACCGATGAGCAGATCGAAACGGCGTTCAATGGCGCGAAGATCCACGACCTCACCGAGGGCGGCTACATCTCTCAGGAGAAGGCCGACGGCCGGGTAGAGGCCGAGGTCAAGAAGGCCGAGAAGGATCGCAAGGAGCTCGCAGACCTGAAGGCGGCGACCGATGGAGACGACGGTCTCAAGCGGCAGCTCACCACGATCACGGAAGAGCGCGATCAGCTCAAGACGAAGCTCGGGGAGGCAAGCGGGGAGCTCACGAAGGCGCAGCGCACGGCGCTCGTCAACGAGAAGCTCGGCCACCTGACTCCCAAGCTCCGAAGGCTCGCGATGCAGGACGCCGGTGAGCTCGTGACCGACGACCTCGACTTCAAGGCCGCGCTTGAGAAGATCGTCGCTGACGATCCTGACTACGCAGCTCCCGCAACGGATGACGACGACGAAGAGGAGCCCGAGGTCGTGACCGGCAAGGTCTCGACCGGCAAGGCCCCGAAGGGCAAGAGCACCGACGGCGGCGCCGACAAGGCCTTCGCGGCCTTCGAGGCCGGTGCCCTCGGTGCAGAGGCCGACGACAAGGACAAGAAGGAGTAGTCAGCGATGACGATGCCCGCGAATAGCATCGAGACCGCGACCAAGATGGTCGGCGTGCTCGACAAGATCTACAAGGCCGGGGCCAAGTTCGCGAACCTCGACCCGGCACCGAACGCGATCAAGCCCACCGATCAGGCGGGCACGTTCAAGATCCGCAAGCTGACCCTCACGGGTCTCGGCAACTACAGCAAGACGACCGGCTTCCCGAAGGGGAAGGTCGCGGTCGAGTGGGAGCTCTTCACCTACTCGCAGGATCGCGGTCGCTCCTTCTCCATCGACGCAGTCGACGAGACCGAAGCGATGGGCGTCTTCGGCGAGGTCGGCGCGGAGTTCATGCGCGTCCACGAGATCCCCGAGGTCGACGCCTACCGTGCGGCGAAGCTCGTCGAGGCCTTCGGGATCGACGCCAGCGCCACGCTCGACACCACGAAGAAGGTCATCGACGCCCTCAACGTGGCCTACGAGACGCTGGTCGCGAACAACGTCGACCTCTCCCGTCTCGTGCTCTACATCACGCCGACCCTCCCGCACCGCGTCCGCACCTCGGTCGCGACCACGGACGGCGTCACCGACATCTTCGAGCTGGCCGAGGTCGTTGAGGTTCCGAACGACCGCTTCTACACCGCCATCACGCTCGACGATGGCAGCGCAGAAGACGAGGGCGGCTACGCGAAGGCGGTCGGCGCTGCCGACATCAACTTCATCCTCATGGACAAGGGCGCGGCCTTCTCGGACGCCAAGCATCAGGTCATGCGGATCTGGAGCCCTCGCGGCGAGAACGGCTACCCGATGAACCCCGACGGCGATGCGTGGAAGTACGAGTTCCGCCTCGTCCACGAGTGCTTCGTGTACGCCAACCGCCTCATCGG